GCGCCGGTCAGTCACAACCACGAGACATACACCATCACCTGAAGTCATGAACCTGACAACTTCACCAAGATTCAGACGAGACTCAAGCCCCAGAATTTCAGGCCGGCCACATTTATCCTTGGTCGAAACCTCCGAATAAATAATGACCGCCTCAGAAATATCGGCCCTCAACTTCGAAGCCCCAGCAACTATCTCGGCAGTCACACTATCCGCCCTGGCAAACGCACGCTTCCAAAGAGACACGATCCAACCCCCAACATAGCGGCCCAATGATTAGGCCCAATTATACAGCAGCCCAAAAATAAGAGGCCCTAAATTTAGGCGGTAAAAATGGGGGGTCACGCCGGTAGGTCAGGGGGTAATTGGAGGACCCTCGCCGCCAACCAACGAGCCAAGCACAAGCCATGCTGCATCTGCCACCAACCCATCGACTACACACTCAAGTACCCACACGAAGACAGCTTCAGTGTCGAGCACATCAAGCCATGGTCCACACACCCTGAGCTAAGAGAAGAACCAAGCAACCTCGACAGCGCACACCTACGCTGCAACAAAGCAAAGCAAGACAAGACACCAGCCCCCGCCCTAGGCACCACATCAAGAAACTGGTAGCCACCCCACCCCCACCCACCCAAATTCGAACGCACACCCGGTGGGGGGATAAAATCTCTGGCCCAAAACGGCGGCGTCGACTTCGCCGGGTAGTCAACTCCCCCTCCCTGAGCCATAGGGGGGTCAATTGAAAAAATCCCCTGAGCAAGGAGAGCGAAATGGGCGTTAAGCCTAAGTTTCTTTTGAGCCGTGATCCAGCAGACGCAGGTTCCCTGGTATGGATCCCTGCTAACTACAGCGCATACCGTTTGACCTGGCCAGCGTCCCGGATTCTTTCAGATCGCACCGCATTCTGGTCAGGAAGTCTTAGTAAGGCGAAGCCCATTGCCCCGCGCTGAGTCGATCGTGGACGCTACTGAGCGCTCTATCAAGGCGGCTTCACACCTGACTGATCTTGATGCTGGTGCGGTTGCTGCGTTGCGTGCATTGGCTTTGCGGATTGGTACGACGGATCCGGAGAAGGACAACGTTACGTTGCCTACTTATCTGAAGTTTTGTGATGCGTTGCGGCTTACGCCGGCTTCTCGTGGTGTGACGGTTGGTGAGTCTGAGGCGAAGGGCAAGCTTGCGAATCTGCGTGCGTTGAGAGGCGGTAAGAATGACACCGCCGAAGGAACGGGCTAAGCGTTATGGTTCTGAGACGCCCAGGATTTTTACGCCTCCGCTGCGGGATCTGACGCCGGAGACCTCGAAGGGTTTTGAGTGCATCCAGTTTGCTGAGGATGTGCTTGGTGTGACGTTGTTGCCGTGGCAGAAGTGGTTGCTGATCCACGCTCTTGAGTTGTTGGATGACGGTTCGTACCGATTTCGCACGGTGATTCTGTTGGTGGCTCGTCAGAATGGTAAGTCCACGCTGATGCAGGTACTCAGCTTGTGGCGCATGTATGTTGATGCGGCGAAGCTGATCATTGGTACGGCGCAGAATCTCGACATTGCGGAAGAGCAGTGGCAAGGCGCCGTTGAGCTGGCCGAGGGTGTTCCTGAGTTGGCTGAGGAAATATCGAAGGTCAACAAAACCAACGGCAAGAAAGCTCTTGAGCTTGAGTCTGGTGAGCGTTACAAGGTGGCTGCGGCGAACCGTAAGGGTGGCCGCGGGCTCTCGGGCGACCTTGTGCTCATGGATGAGTTGCGTGAGCACACGAACTGGGACTCATGGAGTGCGGTAAGTAAGACGACGCTTGCGCGGTTCTACGCTCAGGTGTGGGCGGCTAGCAACGCTGGTGACGCCGCGTCGATCGTGCTGCGCTTCCTCCGCAAGCTCGCACACACGGCGCTGGGCAACCCTGACGGCCTCGATGATGTGGGGCTGGTTGCGGATCCTGAGGGTGATAACGCAGAGGATGGCGATTCGCTTGGGATCTTTGAGTGGTCTGCGCGTCCTGGTGTGTCGATTTGGGATCGTGACGGGTGGGCTGAGGCTAACCCGTCACTGGGTTACACGCTGACTGAGAAGGCTATCGCTTCCGCGGCTCGCACTGACCCCGAGGGGATCTTCCGCACTGAGTGTCTTTGTCAGTGGCTGGACACGACTGCTGATGGCCCGTTCCCTGAGGGTTCGTGGGAAGCGGCAACCGACAAGGCATCTGCCGTTCAAGGTAAGTACGTGTTCTGCGTGGACGTGTCATGGGATCGTTCGACGGCGCATATCGGTGTGGCTGGTTTCCGTGAGGATGGCCTGCTCCATGTGGAGGTTGTGGCGTCCCGTTCGGGCACTGCCTGGGTGAAACCGTGGTTCGAGGAACGCGCCAAGCAAGAGGATTTGTTTGGTGTGACGTTGCAGCAGAACGGCGCCCCGGCTTCGTCGCTGCTTTCGGAGCTTGAGACTATCCCTGGCTTGAATGTGATCCCGTGGGCCGGCAGTGACTTGGGGCGTGGTACGGGCATGTTCTATGACCGTGTGCGCGGCCTTGATGAGTCATCGGACACTCCGGGTGACAAGCCCCTAATTCGTCATCGTGGGCAGCCTGTGTTGGATGTGGCGGCTGCTGTGGCTGTGACTAAGCCTGCTGGTGATGCGTGGTTGTGGGACCGGGGTAAGTCGCCCGTGGATATCAGCCCTTTGGTTGCTGTGACTGGTGCTGCTTGGGCGTTCCTTGTGCACGCCACTGTGGTGAAGAAGCGGTCGAAGTATGAAGACGAAGACCTTTTGACTATCTAGGAGATGGCATGAATCGCAAGGACAGACTGCTGCGTGCAGCCCATCTAGAGCGGTTCGTGGTCACTCTCACTACTGGTGAGACGTTTGATGGTTTGTTGGCTGATGCGGATGACAATTCCGTGAAGCTGGTTGGCGCGTATGCGGTCAGTGAGAAGGAAACCGTTCAGGTTGACGGTGATTTGTATTTGCCCCGCGACAAGGTCGCTTACATGCAGAATCCTGGGGGTAGGCCGTGATCGTTTCGAACGGTAACGCCCTTGGTTTCCCGGCGCAGGCGCTTGGTGAGACTACCCCGTCACTGAGCAACGGGTATTTCTACGCGCAGAACGGTTTGATGCTGTCGAATGTGACGGCAACGTATGGTGCTTTGTATAAGGCTCAGCCGTCGATTGCCACGTTGGTGGATAAGATCGCTGCTTCTGCTGCCCGGTTGAAGGGCAAGGTGTGGGATAACACGCCTGCTACGGGCCGAGTTGAGGACACGAGTTCGGGATTCTCGAAGCTTATGGCGAATCCTTGCACGGAGATGTCTACGTTCAACTTTTACCGGTGGACGTTCGCGACGTATGAGGTTTACGGCGAGGTGTTTTGGTACAAGCAGCGCCGCGATCAGAAGGTTGATTCGTTCGGAATCAAGACTCAGTCCGGGCCAACCGTCAATCTCTTACCGATGCACCCGGCCCGCACGATGGTTCACCGCGACAATGACGGCAACGTTGAGTACGTGTTCACGCTGGGTGTTGCTTCTGCTGGTATCCTGCGGGCTCCTGAGACTGACGTGGTGGCGTTCAGGCGGTACAATCCTGATTCTCTGATGCGTGGCATGTCCAGGCTTGAGCCGTTGCGTTCGACCCTGCTGAATGAGGACGCTTCGAGGCGTGCTACTCAGTCTTGGTGGAAGCGTGGTGCCCGCCCGTCTGTGGTGTTGAAGCACCCTGGAGAACTGTCTCCGCAGGCCGCTGACCGGTTGCAGGCAAAGTTTGATGCCAACCATGCCGGCGCGGACAATATGGGCCGCACGAACGTCCTTGAAGAGGGGCTTGACCTTCAGGTCATCCAGCTCAACGCCGAGGAAATGCAGTACATCGAGTCGCGGAAACTGAACATGCAGGAAGCCTGCATGGTCTATGACGTGCCGCCTCCTGTTGTGCATATCCTCGACCATGCCACGTTCTCGAACATTACTGAGCAGATGCGTTCCATGTACCGGGATACGATGTCGCCGCGACTGGAAGATATTGAATCAACGGTTGACTTTTCGCTGCGGCCTGAGTTTTTCGGGGCTGGTGAGCGTGAGTTTGAATTTGACATGTCTGATGTCCTCCGCGGTGACTACGAGACTCGTGTGGATAAGGCTTTGGCTGCCCGCCAGTCTGGTCTGATCACAGGCAATGAGGGACGCGCCATCATTGGCGAGTCCCTGTCAACGAACCCTGAGATGGACAAGATTTACGCGAACGCCGCGCTGGTTCCGTTGGGTACGCCTCCTGTGAAGGTGGCTGTGACTGAGGCTCAGGCCCCGGACCCTGGCTTGCAACAGGTGGGTGCGGATGGTGCGGATAAGGCTGATGCTGCGAAGGCGGTCACGGTTCGTGCCGTGATGGGAAAACTCGCACGGGTCAAGGGCAATAAGTCTGAGATCCGGAAGTCTTTGGTTGAGCAGCACGCGGCTGAGTTGAAGAAGTTCTTCGCTAAGCAGGGCGCTGCTGTTCATGGGCGTAAGTCGGTGGATGAGTTTGATCCTGAAGAGTGGGATGACGAGTTGGCCGGGATCCTTGAACCGCTCGCGATCGCTACGTCTTCGGCTATTGGCGCGAACGTGGCTGAGGTTTTGAACGGTAAGTATGATCCGGCGCAGCTCGCGGACTGGTTGAAGAAGAACTCTGCCACATCCGCAACGAACATCAACGCGACCACGGCCAAGCAGTTGCAGGATCTCATTGACCGGCAATCCTCTGATGGTGAGGAACCGGACATTGATGGTTTCTTCGATGACACCCTGTCTTCCCGTGCTGACCAGATCAGCGATACGCGGGTGGGCACGCTAGCCGGTCTGGCGTCGGTTGTCGCTGCCGAGCAGAACGATGCCCGCACGAAAACGTGGGTGACAACTTCAGCTAACCCGAGGCCGGCTCACGCGGCGATGGACGGCGAAACCGTGGGCCTCAACGAACAGTTCAGTAACGGCATGAACGGCCCTGGTGATTTTTCCGGGGGCGGCGACGAAGTAGCGGGTTGCACGTGCGACCTCGAATTTTCTAAGGAAGGTTAGCCATGGCAATCGTGAAAAAGGATGCCACGATCACCAACACGGACGAAGCCTTTCCTGGCTCGTTTGAGGTGATCCTGTCAGCGCAGACCAAGGACCGTGACGGGGATACGCTGCTCAAGGACGGGTGGAAGCTTCCACTCCCGGAGCACATCACTTTCGACAGTGACCATGGGATGACGGTTGAGAAGACTGTCGGTTCCGGTGTTCCGCGGATTGATGAGGAAACGGGGAACCTGATCGTCTCGGGCACCTACTCGTCGCTGCCGCGTGCGCAGGAAGTCCGGACCCTCGTGAATGAAGGGCATATCCGCACAACAAGCGTGGCCTTCATGTCTGAGAAGACTCAGAAGGACGGCGCGACCGTGAGTGTGCGTGAGCTTCTGAATGGCGCGTTCGTGGCTATCCCGTCGAACCGTGAAGCGCTCGTGTTGTCTTCCAAGGGTTTGAAGGCCGGGGCGCGGAATAGCGCCTCTGATGCTGAGAAGATCCAAGGCATCCACGACCACGCCGCCGCGCTCGGTGCTGACTGCGGCATGAAGTCCTTCAGTAAGAAGGACGCCGACACGGAAGACGCTTCCGATCCTGGCGCGCTCGCGCAGGGCGTGGACGCCGCCATTGACGAAGCAATCGACCTGTTCGCTGCCGTCGATCTAACAAGTTTGCCTGCCGAGGTTCAGCAGGCTATCGCTCTCGTCCAGGCTGCTGATGCGGCTGTGGATGAACTCCTTGATGCGCTTGGCGTTGAGGATCCTGATGAAGATGCTGCCGCTTCCGGCGCACCTGCTGCCCCCGAGGCCGGCGCTGAGAAATCAGCCCCCGCTTCCGGCGCTGTGGTTGCCCCCGTTGCTGATGCTGATTCGGATGCAGTAACGGTCAAGGAACTGGAAGCCCAGGCGCTCCGGATCCAAGCCGCAGTTTTCATCTAAACCAAACTCCCGGAACCAACCGAACCGCCCCCTCATGTGGGCGGTTTTTTTGTGCCCGAAAACTTTGAAAGGAGACTGCCCCATGTCGGCAGTTATCGAAGCCAAGCGCGCTATGGCAGAGCTTGGCACCAAGGCACAGGCTGTTGTCGCGGACGACACCCTGACCAACGCGGAAAAGAAAACCCGCCTCGACCAGTACCAGGCTGACCTGAAGGCCCACTCCGACACGATCGCCCTGCACGAGCAGGCAGCTCGCCTGATCGGTGGCGCTGAAGAGGCTGAGGTGAAGGACGCGCCGAAGGGCGAGAACCGTTCCTTCGCGAAGCAGGTTCTCGACTCTGCCGCGTACAAGTCCATGCTTTCCGGAGCGCACGGTGCGACCGTTGAGGTCAAGGCCGCTGCGACCATCGATGAAGGTATCATCCCGGCGTTCTCGGGTGGTTCCGGTCTCGCTGGTCAGCTTGTAGCACCTCAGCTTCTCCCCGGCATTGTGCCGCTGAAGTTCCAGAGGCTCACCATCGCGGACCTGCTGGCACAGGGCACCACGTCCTCGACCTCGATCAGCTACGTCATTGAAGCTGCGTTCCAGGATCTCACCGGCACCGTCCTTGAAAAGGGCTCGATCCCGCAGCTTGACCTGACCCTCGCTCGCCGTCAGGACAATGTCGGCAAGATCGCGAACATCGCGAAGCCGACCGTTGAAATGTTCCAGGACGCCGAGCAGTTCCAGGCATACCTTGAGAACCGCATGGTCTTCGGCCTTCAGCGCAAGGAAGAGGACCAGCTGCTCAACGGTACTGGTACTGCTCCGCAGATCACTGGTATCTTCCAGCGCTCCGGCCTCGCGCCGGCTGTCGTGACTGCTGCCGGCCTGACCGCTGTCAAGGCGATGGAAGGCATCTTCAACCAGATGACCGCCCTCCGCGCAACCTCGTTCGTTGAGCCGGACGCGATCGTTATCCACCCGACTGACTGGCAGACGATCCGCCTTGGCAAGGACTCCCAGGGCCAGTACTACGCTGGTGGCCCGTTCACGGGCGCTTACGGCAATGGCGGTTACACGAACGTTGCTGACATCTGGGGTGTCAAGGCTGTCATCACGACCGCTGTTCCTCAGGGCACTGTCCTTGTTGGCGGGTTCCAGGAGTGCGGTCAGGTCTTCCGCCGCTCGGGCATCACCTTGGACATGACCAACTCGAACAACAACGACTTTGAGACTGACTTGATCACCCTCAAGGCCGAAGAGCGTTTGGCTCTGGCTGTGTACCGTCCTGCCGGTTTCGGCAAGGTCACGCTGACCGCGTAACCCGCTTTGGTGGGGCTGGCCCTTGTGCTGGCCCCACCAACCCGATCTTTCTAGGAGCAAAACTATGCCTACCGATTTCGTTGAGGATTATGAGGCTGTCACTGGTAAGAAGCGTGAGGATGCTTTCGTTGTTGAGACGAAGGTTATTGGCGCACCGGAGACTCCTGCTGTTGAGCCGGTAACTGTCGCTGAGGTCGAGTAACCATGGCGGATCTTGCCACTGTCGCGGATCTGAATAGCTTCTCCCAGCTTGCCCTTGACCCTGCCGATTCTTCGGCTGCGTATCTGCTCAAGGTCGCTTCTGGCATGATCCGCCGCTACCTCGATCAGGACATCACTGCTAAGGCGGCTGATGTTGAGTACGCCGATCCGGTGAATGGTCAGATGGTGTTTCTGAAGCAGTTGCCTGTCACGGCTGTGTCGTTGGTGGAAACCAGCACAGACGGGGGCGTGACGTGGACAACTGTTCTGCCAGCTAATTACACGGTTTCGAAGCGTATGGGTGTGGTGGCCGCTAAGCCATGGACCGGTATCGACTGGGGCACTGATCCGGAGTCGTGGCGGGTCACTTACGACCACGGCTACGCGACAGTGCCGGATGAGTTGAACGGTGTTTGTTGCAGTATCGCATCAAGGTTCTACGCAACCCCTGTGGGGATTGATATGGAACGTACCGGGCAACGTCAGGTGAAGTACTCGCTGGAATCTGCGGGATTCACCGGGGCTGAGGCGATGGTGTTGTCCAGCTTCCGTAACCCGAGGCTTGCCTGATGGGTAGGCCTCTGGGGCGGAAGTCGATCACTGTTCAGCGTGCCCCGCTGGTTCAGAACCCTTACGGTGACACGGTTCCGGACTGGTCAGGGACTTTAACGCAGACCGTCTATGGCGGGTGTGATGTTCAACCGGGAACAACCCAGGAGTACTTGATTGGGCGTGACAACGTCCTAGTGGCGTGGACTGTGTTCCGCGCCGGTGTCTTGGATGTCACCGAGTTCGACCGTGTCCTTTACAACGGGCGCGTCTACGAAGTGTATGGGCATCCCGCTAAGCATGATTCTTTCTCGGGCCGGCAGGACTTCACCGAACTGGTTCTCAAGGATTGGAGCGGCTGATGTCTGATGTTCAGATCGTGATCAACGATGCCGAGTTCATCCGCGTCCTTCAGTCTCCTGAGGTACAAGCGGATTTGTTGCGCCGCGGTCAGGCGATCGCTGATGCGGCTGGTGACGGCACGTTCGATGTGACACCGTCTCTAACACCTACCCGTGCGCGTGTGTCTGTTGGCACCGCTGATCATGCGGCAAGACATTCCGAGGCAACTACCCGTTCGCTTACTAGCGCATTGGATGCTGGCCGTGGCTGAGGCTGTCCTTTTCCGGGACGTTGAGGCTTTGGTGTGCACGTTCCTGAGTGCACGAATGAGCGCAGTGTTTCCTGGGTTGAACGTCTATCCGGGGCAGGTGTTCCCTGGGGCGCCTCAGATCGGCATCCGTATCCCGAACCCGCGACCGCCCGAGTTCATCCGTGTCCTTCGCACTGGCGGTCCTAAGGAAACCCTTGTTTCCGAGGCTGCGCAGATCACTGTGGAGGCTTGGGCTCAGACCGAGTACCGGGCGTCCCAGTTACTTTCTCAGTGCCGTGCGTTGTTGAACGCTGCGGACGAAACCATTTACGGGGTCAAGGAATTTTCCGGTCCCGCTAACCTTCCTGATCCTCTGTCTGCCCAGTTCCGGTATACGCAGAGCTTTCAGGTCCGTGCACGCGGCACGGTTATCAGCGCGTAACCAAATCCCAAGGGTCCGCAAAACACCTTGGAAGGGGTTCGCCTCATGGCTAACTCAATAACTAATGTCGTGGTTGGCAAGCCCCTTGTTACAGGTGGCGTGCTTACCGCACCCGTTGGAACCGTACTGCCTTCTGATCCGCTGTCCGCTCTGAATGCGGCGTTCAAAGCTGTCGGGTATATCACTGACGCTGGCGTGACGAAGTCCGAGAAGCGCAACACCGGCACGATCAACGCTTGGGGCGGCGATACCATCGCGGCCACGGCCAAGGGCTATGACGTGACGATCAAGCTGGATCTGGCTGAGTTCCTGAACGCGATCACGCAAGGCCTGATCTATGGAACGGCGAATGTCGTTGCTACTCCTGCTGTTGCCGCGATCGCTAGCCCTGTCCTGTCTTCGCCTACCACGGCAACCACGGGCGGTACGCTCTCTGCTGCGACGCGCTACTACAAGGCGACGTACACGAACGCCGCGGGTGAGACTGTCGGTTCGAACGAGGTCTCGGTGACCTCGACCGGGTCAACCTCGGCTAACACCTTCACGATCGGTGCGGCCCCGACTGGAGCAACCGGAACCAAGATCTACGTTTCCACCACTGCCGGCGCTGAAGTCCTTCTCGACACGCTGTTGACGACTCCGACTACGTACACGGACAACGGTTCCAAGACCCCCGGTGCTGCGACTGTCCCCACTGTGGGCAGCACCGGTTCGAAGGGTAACCAGCTCAAGGTCACGGCGACTTCCCAGCCGACCCCCCACAACTCGTGGGTGTTCGAGATCATCGCGGACGCGCGCAAGGTTCGCCTTGTCGTCCCTGATGGGAAGGTCATGGACATTGGCGACACGGTTTTCAAGGATGACCAGGTCGCTGCTGCGTCGCTCACCTTGCAGTGCTTCCCGGACGCAACCGGGGCTTACTACTACGTCTACACCGACGATGGTGTGCGCTCCTAGCACACCCTACTGACTGGGTGGCCGGGGTTGTCATGCGGACCCTTGCCCCGGCCACCCAACACCCCCTAACGAGTCCGCAAACCTATAAGGAGTCCGCACATGGCTACCCCCAAGAAACCCCAAGACCGTAAGCCCAAGGCTTCTGAGGCTGAGGAATGCTTCACCTTCGAGCACGAAGGCAAGTCCTACACGCTCAAGGCGACCGGTGACTGCCTGACCCCCCGATTCATGCGAGCGAACCGCAGGCGTGATGACGTTGACGCGTTCTTCACCATCCTTGAAGAACTTGCTGACGAAGACCAGCTTGAAGTCATCGACAGTATGAGCAACGAAGAGTTCGGTGAGCTGAGCAAGAAATTCTACGCGCACCTTGGGGCCACGCAGGGGGAATCCGCGGCCTCTTAGAGTTCCTTGATGAACACTCTGAGGCTGTCGAGTACGCGCTGATGATGGCGGGGCTGCGGCTCCGTTTCTTGGGCACCTCGGAGTTGACGTGGCGTGACCTTCTCGTGTTTGTCCGCAACTCCAAAGACTTACGCGAATGTCTCGCCGGCCCTGACTCCATGTGGGGGCTCCAAGAGCAGCTATCAGCCCTTATCGCTGACCTGCTCAATGTCGCCAACTGGCAGCGCGCCGGGGACGAAAACGCTAAGAGGCCCGAACCCATCCCACGCCCCGGAGTGAAGAAAAAACCGGATGGCGAACTCATCGCCCAAGGCACTCCCATGTCCATTGAGGACATGGACAAGATGCTTGGCTGGAACACATAACTAGATAGGGCGGTAACCCCGATTGTCTGCTGTCGAACTGGCTACCGCCTACATCTCTCTTATCCCTTCGATGAAGGGCGCGTCTGACGCTATCTCGAAGCAGGTTGTTCCTGCTGCGGGTAAGGCTGGGTCTGATGGTGGCAATTCCATGGGCTCGATGCTCATGGGTGGTTTGAAGAAGTTCGCTCTTCCGATTGCTGGCGTGTTTGCCGCGTTCAGTGTGAAGAAGTTCATTAGCGATTCCACTTCGCAGTTCGAAACCCTGGCTGGCTCGGTGAAGGGTTTCGGGCGTATCGCTGGCGGTACGGTGGCCCAGTATTCCGGGCTCGCCGGGGCCATGAAGGTGGGCGGTGTTGACGTTGACAACGCAGCGGGCGCCCTGACGATCTTCTCCAAGAACCTTGGCAACGCTGGGGCGAACGCTACCAAGACAAAGGCTATGACGGACAAGCTAGGGGTGTCCTTCAAGGACGCGACCGGGCAGATCAAGCCCATGTCCGAAATCCTTCCGGGGGTGGCGGACAAGTTCAAGTCAATGCCTGATGGTGCGGAAAAGACCGCACTGGCTATGCAGCTTTTCGGGCGTTCCGGTGCGCAGATGATCCCGTTCCTGAATCAGGGGTCTGCCGGGATTTCTCAGCTCACTGCGAAGGCCAAGGAAATGGGCCTTGTCATGGATGACCAGTCCATGCGGGTTCTGGTTGCGGCTAAGGCTTCGGCTCGTGATTACACAAACGCGATAACCGGCATGAAAGCCGCGCTGGGGCAGACTCTCCTGCCGGTCCTGACCGCCGTTTCGAATGTCGGGCGTCAGGTCATGATCCCCGTCTTCGAAGCGATGACGAAGATGTTCACGAACGGGCGCGAACCGGTCCTGGGCTTGGCTGGGCATATCCAGGACTTCGCGAATAAGGCTGGTTCCGCGGTCAAGGGCCTGTTGACCTTGTTCATTGACGGGAAGTTCTCCGACGAGCTGGGCAAAGCTCTAGGGATAAACCAGGACGCCAAGATCATCGGCGTGTTCCTGAACATACGTCAGCACATTATTGACGCTTTTGAGGCGATCCACTCCAAGGCTTCCGAGCTGGCGCCGTTGATCATGCCGGCGTTGGAGAAGGTTGGGGATACGTTCGGGAAGATCCTTGCCCCGTTGGCGCCGCTGATCCCGAAGATTTGGGAACTGGCTTCCTCCTTTTCCCCGCTAGGTCTGGTGCTTAGCAACATTGGCCCGCAGATACCCGGGATTGTTGAGGCGATCGTCAAACTTGCCGGTGTCCTGGTTGGTGCGCTGGGTGACGCGTTGAAAGTTGTTCTTCCCGTTCTCGCTGATCTTGTGGTGAAGCTAGCGGATGGTTTCGCGAAGTTCGCGGCTGACGCGCTGCCCGGTTTGCAGGCCGGGTTGGACAAGCTCATGCCAATGATCGCGAACATCACGGAGAAGCTGGCTAGCAACACCTCCATCATTTACGGTGCGGTCACAGCGTGGGCCATTTGGTCTGCGGTGACCAGCGCCATTGAACTAGGCGGAACCATCGCCGGGTTGGTTGAGAGTATCCAGGCGTGGGGCGGGTTGATCCAGAAGATCAAGGAAGCAACCGTCGTTCAGTGGTTACTCAACGCAGCTCAAAAGAACATGCCCCTCATGCTGATCATCACGGGCATCCTCCTGCTCGTCGGCGCGGTTATCTGGGCGTACAACAACATTGGTTGGTTCAAAGACGGCGTGGACGCAGCATTCAAGTGGATCCAGAACGCTGTTTCCGCTGTAGTTAGCTGGTTCCAGACTGATGCGTTGCCGTTCCTGTCCGCGGTTTGGGATGGGATCGCTGCCGGCGCGAAGTGGCTGTATGAGAACGCGATCAAACCGGCGTGGGATGGGATCATGGCTGCTGCCATGGTCGTTGCTGCTTGGTATCAGGAGCATCTAGCCCCGGTCTTCGCTTCGTTCGGTGAGCTGTTCGCCGCTATCAGCGTCAAAGCTGGTGAGGCATGGAACTTGCTGTGGACCGGCATTCAGGTTGCGTGGGCGGCATTCGGTCAACCAGTGTTCGACACGATTGTTGCGGTCTTCGATGTCCTGACCGGGCATGTTGGTTCGTCCACGAAACAATCCGGTGATTTCTGGTCGAACCTGTGGAGCGGTGTACAGGCTGTTTGGGCTGTTGTCGGCCCGATCTTGGAAACCGGGATTGTTGTCACGTTCCAGAACATCGGTGCTGCTTTCAAGTTCATCTGGGACATCATCGTCGCGGTCTTCACCTTCGTGTGGAACGAGATTGTCACGATCCTGAATATGGCGCTCGGCATAATCCAGGGCGTGATCATGGTAGTCACCGGGATCATTTCTGGAAACTGGAGCATGGTCTGGGACGGCATCCGGACCATCTTCGGCGCGATCTGGACCGGCATCAGCAACACCGTAAGCAACGTCCTGAACTACATATCCAGCATAATCGTGGCGGGCCTCGGGTTCGTTTCCTCCGTCGTGGGGAACGTCCTGGGCGGTATCGGTCGATTCTTCGGTGACACGTGGAACAACATCACCAACGGTGTGCGCGGGTTCATTGACGGGTTCATCGGGTTCTTCCGCGACTTGCCCGGAAATATCATGTCCGCCCTGTCTGGGGCTGGTTCGTGGTTGTTCAACGTCGGCAAGGACATCATCAACGGTTTGATCAGTGGCGTGCAGTCGATGATCGGGGCGATCGGTAACGCCATCCTTTCGCTGGTTCCTGGCCCGATTGTTGGCGTGTTCAAGGACGCGTTGGGGATCCATTCCCCGTCGAGGGTGTTCCGTGGTTTCGGTCAGAACATTGTCGAGGGCTTGATTCTCGGGACCGGCGATAAAACGGATGACCTTACCGCGAACATTCACGGCCTCGTGACCCTGCCTGATGTTCCTTCGTTTGGTGCGCCGTCAGCGTCCATCGCACGTAACGGGCGCGGCGGTTCCGGTACGACGTTCAACACCACCATCAATCAGGTGGATGACCCAATAGGCACGGCCCATGCTGTGGCGCGCCGTCAAATGGCGATGGCCACTTAGGAGGACTCATGCCTTACCCGAGCCCAACCACGTACCCGTCAGCCCTGTTGTTTCCGGGGCTGACGGGGTATGGGCCGACTGTCTCAATCGGGAATCTTGTCCTGAACTCGACGGATTCTGACGGAACTTTGTGGGTCATGTCCGATCTTGAGGGGTGGGGTTCGCCGGGTCAACGATCCAGTTGACTCAGCGGACCCGTGGCCTTGGTGCTACGGCTTCGGAGGCGTTCGGGAAGCCGCGGTCGATGGTTGTTCATGGCAGTGTGCTGGCGCAAACCCCGGAGCTGTTGACGAAGGCTTTGGACACTCTGATTAGTTCGGTTTCGTTGGCGCCATTTCAGTTGAGTGTGAGTGAGCCGGGGATGATTCGGTCGCTGATGGCGCAGCGTCAGGATGATGTGTTGCCGAAGAAGCTGAACCGGTTTGAGGCTGACTTCAGTGTGCAGATTGTTGCGAAGGATCCGCGTAAGTATGGGGATCTTATTTCGGTGACGACTTTGTTGCCGTCTTCTACTGGTGGGCGCACGTATCCGGCTACTTATCCGATCACGTATTCGGGTGTTTCGAACTCTGGCGTGGTTCGGGTGGTTAATCCGGGAAACGAACAGGCCCCTGTGTGGCTTCGTGTTGATGGGCCGATTCCGGCTGGTGGTTGGACTGTGACGCATATGGGTCAGAAGCGGTCTCTTACGTTCG